TTCCATTAGAAATACGCTAAGGAGTACACTGCCGCTTTAGACAAAATAAAAGCAAACTAGGCAGAGGCATAGAATGCTGCTCCAGTCATCCCAGACAAATAGGACCAGAAACAAGAGGAGGAGAAATAGAAGAAGCCTGTCCTCTCTCCCATCTACTACACCAATTACAGCTTTAGTAGCAGCAAGCCCACAGGGATCGCAGAAAAACAGGCCTATGAAGATCTCTAATACGCCCTTGAGCAGAAGACAGCTGCGCATAACCTCTATCCAGGTGCGGGAGACTGTCCTGCAGACAACCTTCATTGCGCTAGACTAGCTGCTGGGTCAATAATCAAGTATTGCTTCTAAGGCACACTCTAAGAGTTCCAGTATGTACTCAGATTCATCAAAGAGGAATTCCCGAGCGTGACCCGAGTCTCAGAATCACCCACAGTGATCTTCAATGATAGTCACTATTACTTCAATCAGAGTGACGTCGAATCAATGAAGTTTTATGATCCAACAATCCTTATAGCTGGTAATGAATATATGTCTCTGGAAGGCCACTATCTATATCCTAATCACGAAGGGACATTCAACGTCTATAGGAAAGGGCATTAACAATGGATTAGCTCCAGACCAAGCTCAGCTGGATACGGGTATGAGCACCCCAACGTCCAAGTCACTAGCGATAAGACTTTCGAGATATCTTTCGGGTGGCATAGGGTATTCCATTTGAGATCAAACGCCTACGATCTCAAGCTTCAAATAGTCTCATATAGAAGCGACAATCTGTCAGACTATTTGACCGCGCCTTCTCCCTAGAAGCTCTACTTTTAGCAACTCGAGACGGATAAGTCAGCCACTATGACCAGGCTCAAAAATTAGCTGTTGTCTAGATATCCTCAATCCAGCCCCGTAGACCATGCCACAGAGAATCCCGAAGCTTCGGTCGAAGACGCCGTTCTAAGGAGAGGAAACTTAGCAGCCGAGGCTGAATTTGCAGCCCGAAGCCAGATTAGGACCGAGACTGTATTCGATCCTAATGAAGCAGAATGGAGCCAAGTCTACGTAAAAATCTTCTTCTTGTTGATAGCCTCTGTTCTCTGGTTCATTGGAGAAGACGAGTGGGCAGATCACAGCTTGTCCGTTTATAGATCAGTAGCTGTAGTCAAGAATCTCAATAACAAGTCTTTCTGGCTCAATGCAGCATTCTTTTTCATACTTTCCTTCTTCTTCTCTCCTCTAACTATCTCCTTCATCTCTTTCATCATGGTTTTAGGTCCATTCATCTATAGATAGCAGATCAGCAATGCATATCAGAGGAGGACTAGTATAGCGATACTCACAGGAGTATTATCAGGACAGTTCCCTGAATACAGAATTTTAGCGTCACTTGTAGCTGTCTTGATTCACTATTATCTCCTCACTCTCCTTGTCAAGATAGAGGAAGTGAGAATATACTCCATTATACAGAGTAGGCACACCCCGAAGAAAGTTTAGATTAATTTCTGGGATTTTGCTGACTACTTAAAGAACGAGTATAAGAAATTAATTTTGTCAGGAGAACATCAGGAATGTGCTTGCTCTCGCCTCAGACAGGTTGGGAAGAACCCTTCCCTGGAGTAGATGATGAAATGCTGTCTTTCTCCGACTGTTAGGTTTTTGTATGTTCCTACTTTCGAGCAACTGAGATCAGACCCAAGCAAAATAGTGTATAGAGGCCTTTCTGATCATGTTAGGAATGAGACTACCGTGTTTTAGTTCGCAGCCTAGAAGAAAGCTAAAACCCAAGGCCTTAGATGGAAAGCAGATTTGTCCGTCCAAATGCCATTAGCGTTAGTCAAACCTTTCGGTCCTTTGAAGAACTTTACTATCACTGCCGAATCAACCAATGACTTTCCTCTCTGTCTGATGCACGATCTCCACCCTGCAAGAGCTAGCTTGAATTACCTCTAATAGTATGTTTAGAGCTGCTCGGTCGCGCCTAGAGATATAGGAGCCGTTGTCGCAGGTTATGAAGTAGTCAACTCCCAAGGAGAGTTAATGTACGAACACCGTTGGGACGACAAAGCCGAGGCCAATTAGATATACGCCTTGCTGAAAAGACATTTCTCCTCTTTGCTTAGACCCGAACCAATGGAGGTTTCTATCCTCTAGACCATCAGCAGAAGGAAATTTGGACAATTTGCCCAGTATCTCAAAAACTAGCCGCTTGTTGAAACAATCGAGATAGACGAATGGTTGTAGCAGAAGAGCTGGGGCGTAGATAAAAAGAACAAATATCTCTGAGTAATCTAGAGATAATTGGACAACCCCTCTCTTAAAAATTTCAAAGGGTATTTCACCGCCATGGTCAAAAATGGAGAAGAATTCTTGTCGACTGGACGATTCGGGAACTCCGAGAGACCTCGGTTGATATTTAACCCCTCTGAAAATTATTCTGGCTTGGTGACTTATCTCTAGTATTTTATTCTGAAGGATGTCAAGTCTTATTTCAAGGGATTTTCTCACGGAGATGACTCAACTTCACTCAAGTAGAGGGTCCTAGATCTCACCTCTGGGATGGAAGACCCCGTTTCTGCATCTCTAGATGGATCAGCCTTTGACAGCAACTAGCATGCTACAAACATTTCAGCTGTAGACATAGAGTTCTTCAATGCATATGCTCCGAGACTAAAACTCTACATCCAGAGACTGCAGAATGAATATTCTTAGACTAGCAAATGGGCTGATGATGTATTTAAAGGAGTGACTCATGTTTTTACTCAGCTAGTTAGCACGATAGTAACATCTATCCCTGGTCCTTCATGCAGTCCACAAGCATTGAAATTCTCTATGAGAGAGCATTAGAAAAGTACCGTCAGCTTCAATATTAAAGGTACTACGTTCTCAGGCCATCCTACTAGGACCACACTTGGCAACACTCTTTGAACCTTGATGTATGCCGAGTATTTCTCTTCCAAGTGTAGAATACCTATGAAAGCTTTAGCAGCTGGAGATGATTTAGTTCTATTCTGTGAAAGGAAGAGTATGCCTAGGTTAGCTGATGCAGTTCTCACCCACTCCAGCAGGAGTGCTTTGGAATATGAGGAAAAATGCTTAGGTTAGTGCTACAAAGAGGTAGACATTCGAGAAGTGAAAAATTTTGACTTTTGCTCGAAAATTTCTTTTGTAGCCGACAGTGGAAATTGGTATATACTTAGAAACCCTTCGAAGGTGGTATATCTCAAATAGCTTTACACTGGCAACAACCTTGGATTGAAGAAAGATCCAGCCTCTTTCGTCAAGGCTCTTCAGAACTCAGTGCACTCAGATTTGCATGTGCCAGTATTAGATGACTTGATGAATTGTCGCTTGGAGAACTTGCCAGCCTAGAGTCTCAATGTAGAATGCAAGGCTTATGACCATAAGTGGGATCATTATATCCACAATGAAGATTTGGAATATGTGGAAGATTATATTTGAACTCTCACTGGTCTTAGCTACTCTAATATGAGATCTGCCATGTATTTTGGTTGAATCACATTTTCTTCTAAATAGGGAACAGAGCTCTCGAAAGAAGCCTCTGCGACTCTATAATAATTTTAATCTATGTAAAGTTCTAACAAGAAGAATAAAGGAAACAACCAAAACAAGAAGAACAAGCAAAGAAAGCCCGCCAAGCAGCCAAAGATGTTCGGACCGAAGAATAAAGAAAGATTCCGACCTAAAACTGCTGCAGCGCCTCACTCTGTAGAGTCATCTATCAGATTGAGAGAAGCGAGATTGTCTGCAGTCGATCAGTTTATGATGCAGAAAAACTTGCCGGGAACTAAAGCCGTGCCATATGTCGCTCAAGGCCATCCCATAGATGCAGCATCCTGAATCATGACCGTCAATAAGAATAACAT